ACGCGCTCCACGACTGGGAAAACCTCGTCCGCTTCGTCAACAACGGGCCGCCGCTCTTCGGCACCGTTGGCATCCGTGACCCCGAGTACCCCTGCGAAGAGTTCGACGGGAAGCACTACGACGGTCGCGGCAAGTGTACCTCGGACGGACACTATATGTGCGTCGAGTGTTCTCACCTGGCGCCGAGCTCGCCTCGTTTCGTGGAGTACGGGGCGGGCGGAAGACTGGACAGAATCAGGCTGCGTCGAGCAGCAGACAGGAGAGGCCGTGGCAAGTGAACCGATGACGAAGGAGCGGCGCGAACAGTTGCGTCGAATGATCGCAATCGCGGCCCCGCTTTCCTGGGTGGACCTGCACGATCTGGACACGGAACTCGACCGACTCGCGGCCGCTCAATCGACCCACGCGAAGTGGACCCGGGAGGCGGTCGACGGCATCCGCGCACTGGCACCGGGGCTCAACGAGGTGCAGGACCTCCGGCGGGAGAACGCCCGCCTCGCATCCCGCATCGCCGACCTCGAGCGCGAGAAGGCGGGGCTGAGGGAGGCGCTGGAAGCGGTCGTCGCCGTCGGTTGCCCCTTCCGTGGCGTCTGTGATCCGAATGGCGGCGCGTCGTGCACCGTGTGCCTGGCCCGCAAAGCATTGGAGGCGCTGTGACCCCCGCCGAGCTGACCGAGCTGGAGAGCAAAGTGGCCTCGGTCACCGAAATGCGGCGCATGATTCGCGAGGGGACCAAGGACGGCGAGCGCGTCGTTGTCCATCATGGCATCGCGTACACGGTCCTGACCGACTACTTGACCGACCTCGGGAGGTTCGTCGAGTCGAACGCCCCCGCCCTCCTCTCCGCCGCCCGCCACGCCTCGATGCTGGAGGAGCGGAACGGGAAGTTGGAGGAGCTATTGCGGCGGGTTCAGGTGAACCACTGGGTCGTCGCGGGGACTTTGCTTGCTGATGACATCGACGCGGCCCTCGCGCCTTCGACGAAGGGGGAGGGGTAGCGTGGAATGGATCAGCGTGAGGGAGCGGTTGCCGGAGCGATTCCGATTCGTTCTCTGTGCCTACGAGTACAAGGGCTCTCGGTACGTCTGCGAGGGGAGCTATCGCGGAGACGGGAGCCCTAGACAGGTCACGTGGTTCGAGTCACGCGGCAAACCGATCGATGCGTTCGCATGGATGCCCCTTCCCGCCCCCCGCCCCCGCGGCTCCGATGGCGAGCGGGAGGAGAAAGGCGGCTTCTACCTCGACACGATGACCGAGGCAGCGCCGGGGGAGAGACTGGTACCGCGATTCGACCCCGAGTCTCCCTGCGCCTTCTGCGGTCACCCGAAGGGGCGCCACGAGCAAGCGTCGGGGGCGTGTAGCGTGACGGAGTGTAGCTGTCGGGGGTGGCGGGAGAATGCCCTCCTTGCCGAACGCGACACCGCCGTCTCCGCGCTGGAGGAGGCGAGGAAAGCCCTTCGCGGACTCGCCGACAGGTGGGTCCGACATAGCGGCCTCTGCGTCAGGCAAGACCCGGCGACGATGGCGCTGACCGTCACCGAGGATTCGTGTCAGTGCTCGCCGGAGTCGAAAGCGGCGCTCCGAGTGCTGGGTATGCCACCCTACGAGCCGGCGAAGGGGGAGTGAATGACCCGCTGGGGCAAAAGCGAAGACGACCGCCCCCTGACCGACCAGGAGGGCCGTCAGATGCGCAGGGAGTTCGATGCCGAGGTAGCCCGCCTCCTGAGACTCCCACCAGGCCACCGCGACCTATTCCATCCCCCAGGGCACAACCGTAAGCTGACCATGAGAGAGGTGAGGTACCTAGAATGGCTGGAAGAGCAGAAAGAGCTAGCGAAGGAAGGGGAGGAGGCGTGGGCGCTATGATTCGCGAGTGCCCCCGGTGCGACATGGAGGGGGAAGCCGACTCGTCCGAGGCCGAGCTGGAGTGCCCGCACTGCGGGTTCACCTGGACCGTCGAGCCCGCTCCTTCTCCCGAGCGAGACCCCTCGATCTGAGCCTCGCCTCCTCCTCGAAGTAGTACCGCTCCAGGACCTTGCTGGCCTCCTCCTCCGTGAGCGGGGCCAGTCGCCATTTGGAGCCATCCCACCGCTCCCTCGCTTCCGGTAGCGCCCTCCTCGCCAGAGGGCCTAGGAGCTTCATGTGGGTCCCCAGGTACCGACACACGTCCCCGAGCTCGATACCGCCATCCGCTGGCAGAGGGCACCGAAGGAGGAGGTCAGGCTTCATGGGCACAAAAGGCAACCGGCCCGGAAAGTCAACCTCAGGGGGGTGAGGGCTTGACTCGACGGGCCGGTTGGGGGATTCTCCCCGCCAGGCTAATGGCTTCGGGGAATCTATCCCAGACTAGTCAGCGCAGCAAGTGCAATGCAGAACATTGCTATGCAGCGCCAAGCGCTCCCAGTGGCGCTCAAAGCGTACCTGTTAGCCGGGTGCACGGCGGCGGCCGAAATAAGGGGCGACGGCCCCCTGCTGGCAGTGGAGGCCGACCTCAAGGGCCGAAGCTGAAGTCCAATCAAGCCTTGGAAGGGTTCTCAGGGTCCCGGCGTCCTACGGTAGGGGGTTTTGCCCCCGAATACGGGATGGCGCTTAACGGCTATGGCGAGCGGGTAATGGCCCCGGCGCCGGTTGGAGCACTGCGCATAGAGGCGACGAAGGCGAAGCGGGACGTGATGTTACTCCGGGGGTGTGAGCGCCCCCTTTCACCGTAGACCACCGCAGAGCAGAGTCATGGGTTCCGACAGGGACCCCCTCCAGCAAGAGCACCGGACGTGACCAGCCCCAGGCAGACGGGGGTTTATCACGAGGGATCCCGGTGTGCCCGCTGCCTGCTGGACTCTGACTATCCGTCGATTCCGCTATGCATTGTGATACAGACGTGCGATAGTGCTCACGTGAGCGAAAGCACTCAGGTCACGTCTCCGCTCATCAAAGCCCTCAATGGCATCCCCGGCGTCTACAGCTACCGCATCCAGTGCGGTTCCCCGCGAGTCCGGGGAGGTGTGCTTCATGGGGCGCCCACCGGGACTCCGGACATCGGGGCAATTGTTGCTGGGCGAGCGGTGTTCTTTGAATGCAAGCTCACTGGAAACGTACCGAGTGGTGACCAGGTGGAGGCTCATCGGCGGCTACGCAGTGCCGGGGCAAAAGTCTACGTCGTGACCTCGGTCCACGAGGCCCTCGACGTCGTTCGTGACCTGCTGAGTTCGTAGGAGGACCATGCGCACCAAGAAGACCGGTTTCGCCCTGGAGATGTACGTCAACGAGCAGTGTGTCCGACACCTGCTGATGCTGCCCGACCCCGCCGCCCGTAAGGCCGTGGTGGAGTTCCTGGCGGCACGGGTAGTCCCCGCTGTGGCCCCCGCCATCGAGGCGGCCAAGGCCCCGACGCAGGGGGAGCTCGACCTCGCGTGAAGACGGTCTTCCAGGTTACCGCCGTGGTCGCCATGACCGATGGCTCCACGGTGGCCCTACCCGGGAAGACCTTCGACACCGAGGCGGAGGCAAACGGCTGCATGGCCCGCATGCGCGGGGCAGCCAACCACTCCCTGACCCTTCGATGCGTGGACCCCGCCACCGGACAGGACCAATTCCCCCTCAAGCTCGCCCTGCAGGCTTTTGGAGTCCGGGGGATGTCCTACGGCGTCCGTCAGGTCGAGGTCCATGGCGTGGACCTGGTGAGCCTGGGATGAAAAAGTGTTCGCAGCCCCGAGCCCGGCACACCGGGAAACGATCTGACTGTCGTGACAAAGCGGGGCATGGGAAGAAGCGGCTAGCCCCCGCGTCTCACGGGGCGGCACCCGGAAAAGTCAGCAGGTATCGGAATTCCCTGTTCGTTACCGGGTGCCGCCTTGGCGGCGAGGTAAACTGACCCATGGACCTCGACGAACTCGAAACCGACTCGCTGGCCGGACTCGCGTCCGGTCCGCTGGCCGAATCCGGAGACTCCCGCTTGTCGCGCATCCGGAAGCTCGAGGACAGGGTGCTTGAGCAGGCGATGGTGAACCTGGACGGCGTCCAGCGCTTCAGCGAGATAACGGGCCTCGAGGAAGAGCCGTCGGAAGCGTGGGTGGCGGAGGTGGGACTCGAGCAAGCCCGTCATCGCCTTCGGTGCGCGAAGTACGGGCTCATGAGCGCCAAGGAGGCCCCGGTGGGCATCAAGGTCGACATGGCTGTGATGAGCGGCATCATGAAGGTTCGCGCCGCCGAGAAGACAGGACCTCGCGTGATGAACGCCGTCCTCGTTCAAATGCCCGTCTCGGGCGAGCCGATGAAGGAGATCATCGTGGAGATGAAGGAATGAAACTCAGCGAAGTAAAGACGTTCGGGCAGCTGCGCGCGTTCTTCCTGGAGAACGGCCTTGCAGAAGTGGGCGAAGGCATTCCAGATTCGGAAGCCCCGCTGAGGGCTGCCGTATTGCACAAGTGGACGTTCGACGATCCGGACCGCGGCGTGGCCAAGGTAATGGTGAGCTGGCTCTACGAGGACGTATGACCACGACCGTCAACCGCGGAGCTCTCGAGGAAGCACAGCGCAAGATTCGAGCGAAGGAGCTCGCCATCGAAGCGCTCCGAGCGGACCTCGTGAAGAACAACGCCCGGATGTACTACGGGGAGCATCTGGACAAGATGAAGGCGCTAGAGAAGCAGTGCCGCGAGCTATCGGCGATGAAGTCGGGCTACGAGAGGCGCGCGAAGTGATTTTTGAGCAAAGGGAGAATTGAGTCATGAAAAAGCTACTTGGGTTATTGGTGCTGATCGTCGCTGTCCTCGGTGTCCGTGCCTTGCCGGCGCAGGCTCCGACGTACAACGCGAAGACCATCCCTGGATCGAATTGCGTCGTGGAAAGTACGACCCCGGGGACCACGGTCATCTATACCGATCTCGGCATCAACGTCGTGACCGGGAGCGCTTCGGTCACGTGCCCGCTCATCCGAGACGACATCTCGAACACGAACGGGCTCACACTCGCTCAGGTCGCGGTGAACGACCAGACGACGACCGGCGAGATTTCGTGCAGGGTCGAGGAGGTCTCGCTGCTCACTGACGCGCCGTCGACGAGCGCGACAGCGGGCTCAGGCGTCGCGGCTATAACGACAGCCGGACATCTCACCCAGGTTCAGCTTTTCCTGACAACGTCGCACTCTCCCGGGGCCGATTCTGTTCACTGCGATATGCCGGCATCCACGGGGATCGCCGGGATTCTTTATCGTGAAGTGAATCCCACCACGAACGACTGAGGGAGCGCCGCCATGATCGGACCCGTCCGTCGCGAGCACCTGGTCCAGGTCGCCTTCGAGGCGGACAAGAAGTTTCTCGGCATCCTCGGCGACGACCGCCTCAAGCAAGTCGCCCGACGCACCTGGGCGAGCCTCTCAGCGGACCAGCGGGCGAAGTGGATCGACACCGGCCCCGAGTACCCCGCAATCCGCCAGAGGCTTTACGAAGCCATCCTTGAAGCGATAGGAGAACTCGATGTCGGGAACAGTCCGAAGTAGCGGGTTCAAGAGCCTCGAGGAGTTTCTTCGGTTCGGCAACTTCGAACTCCTCCCCATCCTTCGCCAGCTCCGTCAGGCCGTCGTCGCCCCCATCTCCGAGGGGATGAGCGTCTCGAGCACGGCGGACATCGCCTCGAGCCTCATCCTCGTGGACGCCACGGCAGGCCCGGTGACGGTGACCCTCGCTGATGGGAGGAAAGCATTGGTGCGAGTGGTGAAGGTGGACGCCTCCGGTAATGCCGTGACGGTGACCCCAGTGCAGGGTGGTGCTACCCTGGCGGCACAATGGGACTCCGTTGACGTCATCGGAGACGGAACCCTTTTCTACAAGTGAGGCGACATGGCCACCAAGAAGAAGAAAAAGAAGAAGCTCATGAAAGGCGCCTACTGATGACCTCCGCAGAACAGTCGATCGTCAACCAGGTCGTCGCGGCCGTGGAGCACGCGGGTCCGCGCCTCTCCGGCTTTTCGGTGACCTTCAAATTCGCAAACGGTCGGGATGGGATGACCGTGTGGGGAAACAAGGAGTCTCCGGATGCCGTTCAAAAGCCAGAAGCAGAGAGCGTACCTCTTCAGCCAGAACCCAGTGGTAGCGAAGAAGTTCCAAGCGGAGACCCCGCCGGGAGCGAAGCTGCCGAAGCGAGTGAAGAAAAAGCGGACCCGAAAGTGAAGAAGAGCTCGTTCTGGAAGAAGTGAGTGGCGGAAGCCCCCTACGTCGCTAGCCCATGGGGCGCTCGGTTCCATGCGCTAGAGACGAACGAAGCGCTGGGCGGAGGCGCGGCCGGCGGAGGCAAGTCGGTCTGCCTTCGCTGGGATGCGCTGTCGCAAATCCTCATTGAGGACAAGCGCACCAAGCTTGACCCGAGCCACAAGTACTGGCTGCCGAAGGGACACTCGAAGGGGTACGCACTCTTCCTTCGGCGTGTGTCGACCATGCTCGGGTCGACCATCGAAGCGGCCAAGCGGGAGTTCCCACTCGTCGACCCGGGGGTGAAGTGGAACGAGAACGAACAGGAGTTCCGTTTCACGTCTGGATTCCGCTACCGCTTCGGTCACTGCAAGGACAAGGGGGACTGGAACCGGTACTGGGGTGACGAGCTGACATGGCTCGGCTTCGATGAGCTCACACAGTTCCTCAAGAAGCAGTACCAGATGATTTCTCAGCGCGTCCGCACCGACGATCCAGTCCTGCGGAAGATGCTGAAGATTCGCGGCATGGCGAACCCGCTCTTCGACCTCGAAGGCATGGAGGGCCTCGCCATTGACGAAAACCCGAACTGGGTGCGCGACCGCTTCATCGAGCCCTGCAAAGAGGGCAACGTCATCCTGAAGACGCCAGTGAAGCTGGAGGATGGCTCGGAGCACTTCTGGACGCTCTGCTACCTCCCGAGCCGCCTCTCGGACAACCCGAACAAGGAGTTCGCGAAGGCGTACGAAATCAACCTCCAGACACGCCCCGCTCACATCCGGAAGGCGCTCATCAAGGGCGACTGGTACGTCGTGGCCGGCGCGTTCTTCGCCGAGGTCTGGACCGAAGACGTCATCATCGCCGAGCACGACATACCGGAAGAGTGGCCGGTCTTCCGCGCGATGGACTGGGGCTTCAAGAAGCCGGGGTGCGTTCTGTGGTTCACGCTCGACCCCGACGGCAATCTTATCGTCATCTACGAGTACATCTTCCAGGGCGAGGACGCCCCGAAGGTGGCCGAGAACATTCGCGCAATCGAGGAGAGCCTCGGGTTCAGCGATGCCAAGGACAAGCGCTCACCCCTGATCGGAGTGGCTGACACTCAGCTCTGGGAAGAGCGCGGCAACCGAGCGAAGAGCATGGCTGAGGAGATGGCCGCCAAGGGGGTCCATTGGCTCCGGGCGGACAAGAAGAGTCGAGCCGGCAATGCGAGGCGCGTCTTCGTTCGACTGAAGGACCGCCGCGGGGGCATCCCGGCGCTGACGTTCTTCAAGAGAAAGTGCCCAAAGATTACGAGCTTGATGTCGTCGGTGCAGACGAACCCGGACAACCCAAACGAGCCTATGGACGGCGGCTATGACCATCCTGTCGATGCCCTTTTCTACGGGACAGAACTGGCATCTCGCGGGGCAAGTTTCGTGCGGCGTCGGAAAGCCAAAAAGAAGGATGAATTCGAGGACGAAGACCCCGACGACGGCGAGGGCGTGCGATGGGGGTATGGCTGAGATACGGGTGCGTATGCTAGTTTTCATGCAATGACGGACGAGGAGTCCCCGGACAGTGATCCATCCGACCCCATCGAGGGGCTGACGGAAGTCGACCTGACCGAGGACGACGCAGAGCCCGCAAAGCTCACTTTCGACGACGACGACCCCAACCTCGTCGAAGCCTTCATGGCCCACCCGGATGGCAAGAAGGCACTCCAGGACATCTCCGGGGACGTCCGCCGAAGGTTCGACGCGGACTGGGACTCAAGCGAGCAGGCTCGGGAACGGGTGGCGCAGGACATCGCCCTACTTGCCGGCGACCTCTCGCGGAAGAAGGGGCCTTGGAAGGACGCGGCGAACTTGCACGTCCCGTCGATGCTCGAGAACGTCTCCCGCCTGACGGCGCGCATGGAGTCGGAAATCATCGGCGACGGGAAGAACATGTTCGGCGTGATGCCGACGGGCCCGGGCGGGGAGGAGGAAGCGCAGATTCTCTCCCTCCACGGCAACTGGCAGCTGACGGAGAAGATTCCGGACTTCAAGCGCCAGATGTCCAAGGCCATCATGAACTTCATCGTGGTGGGGGACGTCACGGTCCATTCGTACTGGGACCCCGAGATGCGAATGAACCGTCACGAGGTGCTGACCCTCGACGAGTTCGTGACGCCGTACACGTACACCACGATGATGCCGGACTACTCGGACCTGCCGCACTACACGAAGGTGCTTCGCAGGTACAAGCATCAGATCGAATCGATGCGGGACGTCTGGTACGACGTCGAGAACGTCCTCGAGAAGCGGAAGCCTTCGTTCGACGATGAGCCAGATGCGCCCATCCGCGAGGAGCGAGAGAACCAGGAGGGCATCACGAAGCCGGACGACGACTCCGGCGCAGCCCCATACAAGCTCCTCTGGCACGAAGGGTGGTTCACGCTCCCCGGCCGCGACAAGCAGCGCTGGTGCCTAGTCATTCAGGACCACGCCACCGATTCCATCCTGAGCCTCTCGATCCACGAGGAGGTGAACTGGCAGGAGCAGCAGCGCTTCGAGCGACAGTCCTCAGAGCTGTCGATGTATCGCCAGGTCCAGGAAATCCACCAGTCGTCCTTCGAGCAGCTTCGACAGCTCGGGGACGAGGTGAGCCACCGGGAGCGGATAACGAGCGTCGACCCGATGGCGGTCCAAGCCCTCGGGCAGCAGACGTTGGCGCTTCATCAGCAGTACGACCAGATGCAGGCGCAGATGCCTCCGGAGCCCTCTCCGCCGCACTGGATGAAGGACCCGACAGACCCCGCAGAGCAGCCGGAGCCACCCCGTCGAAACCCCATCTGGATGTTTGCCCATGGCGTCTGTCTCGAGCCGATGGCGGGCAACCTGGGCCTCTCCCTCGGACGCATCCAGAGCGACCTGAACATGGCGGAGGACACCCTCCTGAACCAGTTCGGAGACGCGGCGACCCTCGCGAACGTCCCCCCGTTCTTCGTGGACGACAACGTCGAGATTCCGACGAACAGCAAGACCTCCCCCGGAGCCTTCATCAAGGTTCAAGGGGTCATGACGAAGAGCATCGCGGACAGCATCTACAAGGTGCCGCTCTCGCCCGCGAATCCCCAGCTGATGGACCTGGTGAAGGAGCTCTACCAGTGGGCAGGCTCCTCGGCACAGTCCCCTGGCGTGCTCTCCGGTGAGTCAGGTAAGAGCGGCGAAACCTTCCGCGGCATCCAGGCCCGCATCGAGCAGGCGACGAAGCAGCTGTCGGTGCCCGCCGGCCATTTCTGCAACCCGTTCTTCAAGCAGGTCTTGATGAACAACGCTCGGCTGAACGCGACGTACCTGGACGACGACGAGCTCGTCTACCTACTCGATACGCAGAAGGGCGAGTACGCGAACATCCAGGTCTCGAAGCGCCTCTACCAGCGCGACTACAACGTGACCATCAACGCCGACCTCCGCTTCGCGAGTCAGGCGCAGAAGATTCAGGAAGCCGAGCAGCTGATCCAGTTGCCGAAGGCGGTCCCCGCGCTCCAGTCGAACCTCGGCTTCCAGTACTACACGGTGGTGAAGTACTTCCAGGCCGCGGGCAAGAGCGAGGTCATCCAGTACCTCGGCAAGCCTCCCCCGCCGACGCAGCAGTTCGGAGTGCCGCCTCCGCCGTCGCCAGAGCAGATGCAGGCGATGCAGGTGCAGGCCATGCAGGCGCAAACCGCGCAAGCCATGGCGCAAGCCAAGCAGGCGCAGCAGGGGGCGAACAATGCTCCCAAAAACCCTGGCGGGCCCCCGGCCGGCGGTCCTCCTCGTCCCCCAAACGGGGCTCCCCAGGGACCTCCACCAGGACCGCAAGGTCCTTCACCCCAAGGCATCCCGGGCCCTCGCCCGATGCCCCCGCAGTAGGAACGCATGGCGAAGCTGACCACGATGACCGAGCGCATCTCCGACCTGAAAGAGGACGAGGAGATCAAGGACCGGGCGAAGGACGAATGGCTCACCTCGTCTTTCACTGAGGACCTTGCATCGCAATGCAGAACAAGACGCGAGCAGATGCTGCACATGCTCGTGAAGGCAGCGGCGGTCTCGAGCGACCCGGAGGTGCGCGGCATCTGCGGGCAGCTCCTTGGCTATGACCAACAGATTCGGATGCTGACGAAAGGATCGATTTGAATGGCCGATGGCGGAACTGATGTCGACGCGGTGGCGCGACGTGAAATCGAAGTGGAGGAGCTACGCCAAGCGCGCATGGCTCGTATGGCGAAGGGCAAAGCGCTTGCAGCGATGAAGCTCCCCCCACTGCTCGCTCAGAGGCGCCTGCAGTACACCATCCCCGACGGGTGCTTCTCGCAGTTCCCGCTGTTCGACCGCGTTCTTCTCTACCAGCTCGGCGAGAAGCATCAGACGGACAAGATTGGAAGCATCTACCTCCCCGAGGTGACACAGGAGCGTCTGCACGACGAGACCCCTCGCGGCGTCATCGTGGGCGCAGGACCGAAGGCGCTCGACGAGCTACGGAGCAATGGCGTCGACCTCGGCCACGTCGTGCGCTTCGTGAAGTATACGCCCTATCGGCTCATTGTGGACTTCGCGGCGAACAAGCAGGTGACCTGCCTCGTCCTCACCAGCGGCTCCATTGTGTCCTCGGAGGACCTCGAGGAAGAGCGCCGCAGCGGGACGAAGACGCTCGTGTTCGACGAAGAGTCCGAAGAGCACCGCTGGCACTACGGCAAGACGAAGGCTCGCAAGGCAAAGCAGGCTTGGACGCCTGCAGACGGCTGAAAGAGGAGAATCTGAATGGCACAACGCGAACTCCCAGACCCCGAGATGAAGACCCCAGACCCGGAGGAAGCCCCTCCCGGAGTGGAGGTGGACCTCTCGGAAGACGATGACGATGACGAGCCAGCGCCAACTACCGCGGACCCGAGTGTTCGCCAGGAGAAGAAGCGCGAGCGAGGGAACCTCCGTCGAGAAATCGACGACCTCCGCCTCGAGAAGGAAAGGGAGCGCGCCGACTACGAGCGTCGCCTTGGAGAGATTCAGCAGCAGGTCTATCAGGCGCGTCAGCCCGCGACTCCCCAGGAGTTCCCCGAGGACAAGGAGCTGGCCGACATAGAGGCCGCGAATCAAATCCTCATCGAGAAGTGGAACCTCCTCGGAGCGAGAGCCACGGAGGATGACCGGAAGAAGTTCGCCGCCGAAGCCCAGAAGCTCGACGATCGAAAGTTCGAAGCCCGCGCCGCCAAGCGGGATCGCGCTCGAGCCCCCACCCCGGCGCAGCTCCAGGCGCAGCAGAGGACGCAGGCCATTACCGCCAGGCACTCCGACGTCTTCGCCAACCAGAAAGCCTCAGGCTGGGCGCTCCGGCGCTACCACGACGCCATGGATGACGGACACCCGGACTCCCAGGAGACCGTGGACCAGGTCATGGACCAGGCGCGGAAGAAGTTCGGCATCGGCGGGCGACGCCCAGACCCGAACATGGGCCGCAAGCTCGCCGGCATGCCCTCCGCAGGAGGACGCGGTGCGTCGTCCCCGAAGGTGTTCCTCTCCAAGGCGGAAGAGGGCATGGCAGATGCGATGTATGGGAAGAGCATTCCCGACGAGAAAGAGCGCTATCGGTACTACTACAAGACCATCGCCTCAAAGGCTCGCGGACACGACGCTTGACCTGATGGCCAAGTCATGAAAGGCTTGGGGCACGGTGCGGACCCTGACCGGGGAAAGCGCCTGAACGGTCGCCAGTAACCTCGCTGGTGGGCCCGGCACGCGAGAGGTGGATCCGTCGGTCCGGCAAGACGACGAGGAGTCCACCTTTGGCAAAGCAAGCCCGTCCCCCGCGCAAAGACCCCAAGCCCGTCGAAACGAACGTCTTCGACCAATCCCGGATTGACCCGGACACGAAGGACCCCACCCGGTTCTACGAGTTCGTGTCGCTGCGTTCCATGAACATGGGCGTCCAGCAACGGGAGGCCCTCGGCTGGGCCATCGAGCGAACGAGGGAGGACGGCCCGAAGCTCATCATCGGCGCGACGTCCAAGCCGAACGAGCCCATCGCGCTTCAGGACACGATCCTGATGTCCGTCGACAAGGAGCGCTACGAGCGCGCCAGGTACGAGGGTTGGTACGGAGGCGCAGGCCAGAAGTACTACGACGACATGGACAGCATCATCCAGCGGCGACGCACGGGGGCCATGCAGAACATGCCCCGCGTCTCCGGCGTGAGTCTGCAGAACAAGACCGACCAGGTGCAAGACCTGGGCACCTGGGAGTGAGACATGGCGAACCCTCTTCTCTACGGATTCCGTTACGCAGGTGGCCCATTTGGCGTCACCCCGAAGCCGGTCCCCTGCCGCGTGGCCTCAGGCTACCAGGGCAGCAAGGGCGGCAACGTCCACATCCGCGTCGGTGACCCCGTCGTTCGAATCAACGACGGCACGGTGACCCTCGCCGCGGTGGGGAACAACGTGGTCTTCGGCATCGTCACCAGCATCAACCCCTTCTACGACTCGACCATCTCGGCGCTGAACTGGGCGAGCGACTACCTCCCCGGAGGGACGACGTACGCGAACCAGCAGAACGAGTCGATCGTGATGGTCCAGCAGGTCACCCCGAACACCCCCTTCCGGTGCATCGTGGACGACAACACCACCGCGGTCCTCTACGCGACCTACGTCACCTACATCGGGGAGAACGTGGACTTCGCGTACAACCGCATCACGAGCCCCGGGACGTTCGCGAATCCGAAGCTCGACATCTCGACGCATGCGACCACGAACACCCTGCAGTGGCGCATCCAGGATGTCCCTCGAATCCCGGGCATCGACTTCTCGGCGACCAACGTCGAGCTCATCGTGACCTGCAACAACCCGCAGGACATCGCCGGAAGCGGCATCTGAGTAGGAGACCAGCATGTCCGCAGCATACACTTCACAGTCTACGATTCAGCGCTCCTTCAAGGAGACGCTCGACAACGTGGTCCTCGACAAGCGCGATGGCCTCGAAGCCAACATGGTGATGCCCAAGTACTTGGACGTCTCCAACATGAAGGACGCCTGGGTCGAGGACGCGGAATGGGGCGGCCCTTCCTTCCTCACGCAGAAGGACGAAGGCGCCGAGATGGGCACCGGGGTTCTGACGCCCGGCAACACCAAGCGCTACGTCGCGCGCACGTTCGCGATGCGCATGATCATCTCCGACGAGGCCGAAGAGGACGGGAAGTATCCCGAAATCATCAACCTCGCGATGCACATCAAGCGCGCCGCGGTGAAGACCATCGAGTACGACGCTGCCTCGATCCTCGCTCGTGCGTGGAACAGCTCATATCCGGGCTGGGACGCGCTCCCGCTATTCTCGACGGCCCACGTGAACCCCACGGGCGACACGTACTCGAACAACCTCGCGACGCCCATCGCGGCCTCAGTGGCCCTGGTGGCGGCAGCGAGAACCCTCGGTCGGCGCATGCCCGGCAGGGACGGCTTCATCGATGGCCTCCTCCTGAAGAAGGTGGTGTTCCCGCCGGAGCAGGAGCAGGACTGGGACGAAATCCTCGGCAGCGAGAAGCGGCCGGACAACGGCAACTTCGCGGCCATCAGCTTCGTCTACAAGATGGACATCACCCCGGTGTGTGTCCCGTACTGGACGAACACCACGACGAACACGATCTTCCTCACCGATGCCGACAACGGCCTCAAGTGGAAGTGGCGCCGCAAGATGCGGAGCAAGTCGTGGGTCACCAACGAGCAGGAAGTGAAGAGCTACTCGCTTTCCTACCGCTCGGACTCCGGATGGACGGACCCCCGCGGCGCCATCGGCAGCGGTACCTGATAGGAGCCGAACATGCAGCCTTTCGACGCAGACAGTGTCCCGACGTACCGGAACGCCTTCGGTCTACAGACGGACTTTGGGATCCAGGTCCCCATCGGAGCGCAGTATTGCTTCGTGGGCCCCGACTCCTCTCAGGTCCCCATCTCGATGAAGAACCGGTTCTACTCGAGCATCACGGCAGCGATGCCGTTCGCTCGTGCGAACAAGGGCGACTGCATCTTCGTCCTCCCGGGGCATACCGAGAACGTCTCCTCGACCTGGACCTCCACCCTGGTCGCGGGGACCCACATCATCGGCCTCAGTGACGTCCGGGAGTCCGGGGCGCCGACGCTCACCTGGAACGCCGTGGGCTCGACCATCGCGCTCTCGGTGGCCAACGTGCGCATCGCGAACCTCCGGCTCATCATGGGCGGGGCGGACGATGTGACCCGAGGCGTCAACGTGACGGCCGCGGGGTGCTGCATCGACAACTGTTACATCAACTTCGGCACCACGGCCGTACTGAACGCGCTCGTCGGAATCGAAATCGGTGCAGCGGCGCACTCCTTCCGTCTCTCGAACAACCGCATCGTGGGAGAAATCCTCGGCGCGGTGACGGATGGTATCCTGGTGTCGGGTGTGGCGAACGACGTCGAAATCGTCGGCAACCGGATGTTCTTCGCAACCGGCGCGGTCACTACGGGCAACATCCGCATCGCGGCGGCGGCCCTCCGGATGACGATCGACTCGAACACCATCACGAACTCCATCGCAGCCTCCGAGACCTGCATCGGATGCGGGGCGTTCGCGGCAACAGGAGTCGTGTCGAACAACTTCGTGGCGTCGGAAGCTGGAACCCCGGTGAGCGACCTCATCGAGTTCAACGCGGCCTCCCTCCTTCGGTGCTTCCAGAACTTCGGCACCGACACGAAGAACACCTCCGGCCTCCTGACGCCGGCCGTCGTCACCTGATACGTCCCCCGGGGCCTCCGGCCGCCCAGGCCCCAAGGAGTCCCCGTGTCCCAGACTATCGGCAGAAAATACCCTCGCAAGTACGCCCGCGGCGACACGGAGTGCATTTGCTTCGACTGCGGGGTTCACTGGCACCGGTCTGACCTCCGCCGTGGAGGAGACGGGCAGTTGCATTGCCCCGACGAGGGCAGCGGCATGGACCAGGTCGAGGCGGCCGAGTCCGATGCTCAGGCCATCGCGGACCGTATGGATCGCCGTGGACAGAGCGAGGCGGGGAACTGCTCGAGCACCATCGACCTCGCGGTTCAGCCGCCCATCACGGTGTTCATTTGACGATCGCCGCCTCCGCCACGGCCGAGCTGACGATCGACCAAATCGTCCTCCAGGCATTCCGCCTGGCCTCGGTGATGCCCCTCGAGCAGGGCGCTTCCGGCATCCAGTGGGAGCGCCGGGCGTCGGCGGCACGGCTCTACCTCGAGACCATCGTCAAGAGTCTGGAGACCGAGGGGCGGCTCGCCAAGGCACGGAAGTACTACGTCGTCCCGCTCACCCAGGACGTCGTCGACTACACGATGCCCGGGGCCATCTTGGACGTCTACGGGGTGGCGGAATACATCCCCGCCGACCAGGACCCCGACACGGCGACGAGCGAGATTCAGGTCCAGCAAATCTCGATGGAGACCTGGCAGACGCTCGGTAGTCGAAGCGCCCAAGCCATCCCGAGCATGTACTGGTGCGACCGCCAAGGGGCGAACGTCGTGCTGCACATCTGGCAGCGCCCTCCAGAGGCAGGCTTCCTCCGGGTGCCGGCGTACTACCTGCTCGCAAACGCGACAGGCGGAGCTGACACGGTGGAGCTCGAGCGGCACTGGACGCTCTACCTCGTGAACCAGCTCGCGGCCTATCTGGCGGAAGCCACGGGGCAAGCGCAGGACAAGATTCTCCGCCTCACCGGGCAAGCCTCGCAGCTGCTCTTGAAGGCGAAGGGCTATTCACGTGAGCGGACAGGCTTCAGCCTCGTGCTGAACCATCCGGGTGTTTGGAGGAGAGCGCGATGAAGAACTGGCCCCAGGGCATCGGAGAGACGAACGGGGACAGCCTCATCACTCAGGCGGCATTCCAATCGTCCGGCGATGTTTGGTACGTCGATAGCGTCACCGGAAATGACAGTAACGACGGACGCAACCGGGTGCGCCCCTTGGCGACGCTGGCGCACGCGATCAGTGTCTGCGCAGCACTGGATACCATCGTATGCCTCGACGGGCACCAGGAGACGCTGGACGCTACGGCCATCACGAAGGACGGGCTGACCATCGTCGGGGCAGGCAACGCAGGCGGGCTCCCCACGGTGAAGATTACCCCGGGCAACGAAACGGGGAGCTGCCTCAACGTCCAGCAGCCAGGGCTTCGAATCCGAAACATCTGGTTCAAGGAGCGGGCGACCTCGAACGACAAGGTGACGATCACGTATGCGAATGCGGGGACAGATCCGAACGGCTGCGAAATCGACGGCTGTTACTTCGAGTGCGGGACCAAGGACCTCGGCAAGAAGATTCAGATCGGAGCCGGCGCCAACTACCTCCGCATCTCCAACACGAAGTTCGTGTGCACCGCGACCTCCGGAGACACGGAGCCGTTGATCGCCATCGGATTCGTCAACTCGGTGTCGCCGTATGCCATGCGCATGTTGGACGTGACCTTCGACGGCGGGGTTGATGGCTTCTCCAACTACTGGGCCTTCGACTCGAGCAATGGGGCAGGAATCCGAGCCTTCTTGTTCGAGCGCATCTCGCTGCTCAACGGCGCGGACATGAAGTTCCGCACGACCGCGACGGCGGACACCGGAATCCTCCAGGTTGGTCTCGCTCAAGGCGGGTCAAGGATTGACTGGTAGCCCATGCATCTGATCGGACCACTCGCTAGCGGAGTCAACGGCGCAGCCAGCGGGTTCGCGTATGTGCGCGAGCGCAACTCGGCCTCGCTCGCGACTTGCTATTCGGACTACCAGGGCACCCTCCTTTCCCAGCCCGCTTCCGGCTTCGCGCTGGACGGCAATGGCGGCATCGTCGTCTACGTCAACGAAGAGGTCGACGTGGTGGTCACGTCGGTGGACGGCACTCAGGTCCGAGCCTTCACCGAGATGAACGCGGCCCCTCTGACGGAGGTTCGAAGCCTCTCGTTCACCGGGGTGGACTACACAACGGCGGCATCAGCCCCGGGCAACCCGACGGACCTGCAGACGGTCCTCGACGGGGTGCGAACCTCGTTCGGGTCGACGGACTGGAACGTCCTCCTCCCGGACGGGACAACGAGCACGATTCAGTCGGCACTGGCGGGGACGGCGAACATCTTCATCAACGTGAAGGACGGGCGCTTCGGGGCCATCGGGGACGGGGTCGTGGACGACACGGTCGCCATTCAGGCTGCGATCACTTACGCGAGTACCCAGGCCGGCGGCATCGTGGTGTTTCCGGTCGGCATCTATCGCACGACGGCGGCGCTCAACTGGTACCCGAACATCCACCTGTGGGGCATTACGAAGGCCGCGTCGATCATCACCTTGGACAGCGCGACCGAGAATGCCTTGGAGTGCCTGTCGGGGACAAGCAGTGGGTATCAGGAGATTCGGAATCTATCGATCATCCCCCTGGTGCCGAACTCTGGCTCGGTGCTCAGCGTGCAGACCGGAACGGTGCGAGCGATTGCACTAGTGAACTCCACTCTCGGGAGTTCCGACAACAAGACCGCGGCGACAATCGACATCACGACGACCGGCACGCAACACGTGCTCATCGACGAGAGCGTCGTCGCGGGGGCGCAAGGCGGAGTCTCCCCGGGTTTCGTTGTGACCGGCATCTCGGCTACGACATTTTTCGAGATGCGTAACAGCTCGATCAGTGGCCTGGCGGGGACCGCGGTAGGGCTCACCGGGCTGATCGCTTGCATCAATCTGAATGCCGTCGCGTCCACATTTCAGATCGTGTCCACGGCGGGGGCTCCGTTCGCTGTCGGCTTTACCGGTGATGGCGGCACCAATGGGCCGCAGATTAGCCTGATAGGGAATCGGTTTCTCGCTGGAGCCGGGTCAGCCGGGTACGCGCTCATCAACTTCTCGACGTTCGACTACGCGACCACTACGATTGTCGAGTCCGGGAACGTCTATCAAAGCACCTTCGCGAACATCCTGTTCCTCGTCACGGGCGGGGTAAACTCACCGAAGATTCAGCTCGATTTTCTCCGGTACTCTGGGCACAAGTACGCTGCGGCGAATGCTACCCCATTCGCGCTCGAGACGACCAAGTACGGCATCATCTGGCTGGGAAGGACCACGACAGCGAACCAGACGCTTACCGCCACCACAATGCCTGTCGGCAGCAAGCTGAAGCTGATGTATGAGAACGGATCGGGTGGCCCCATCGCCGTGGTGACGCTCGATGGCTCCAACGGCTTCGAGGTGGGCACCCCCACGTTCACCCTGAACGCTGGGCAAATCGGGTCCCTCGTGTTCACTTCGATCGACCCCAACGGCACCGGAGCCTTTTGGTCGATGGACGCTGCCATCCAGAAGTACTGAGATGCCCGAAGCCCCCATCCCATTCGGCAATCAGCAAGCTTCAGGGCTCGAGGAGCTGGCGGGTTCTACGGTCGTTGCTTTCAACGTGGTGACGCTCCCCGATGGGACCATCACCCGAAGGCCAGGGCTCGTCTCGTGGAGCTCCGCAGTCATCAACTCGCAAGGCATCTCCGGCCTCCACGAGACGGTCGGCGGCACGGTGTACGCGGTCGCTGGACGAACCCCGGGGCGAAGCTTCTATCGAGTAACTCCCACGGGCTCGGTGAGCCTCACGAGCGCCCCAGCGCAATACCTCGACGGCCTCTTGCGCCCGACGTTCGCGGAGACCGAGTCGATCCTCGTCATCGCTGGAGGCGGCGAGCCGGAGAAGCTTATCCTCTCCACGAGCGTTCCCTCGAGACTCGGCGGCGGTCCTCCTGTGGCATCGCACACCATCGCGAACTCGTCGCGCATCCTGCTGAACGACCTCGTCACGTTCAAGAACTCGGTGAACTTCTCGGCCCCCTCGAGCGGGAGCGACTACTCCGGCTTCGAGACATGGAACGCCGGCGGCAACTCCGACTCCGGTCTCTTCCAGGCGGAGGGGCGCCCTGACGGGGTGACAGCGCTCGCTGACGCGATGAACGAGGTCTTCGTCTTCGGCCCCACGAGCCTGCAGACCTACACCTCCGACCCCACCTTCGTGTACTCCCAGGTGGTTGGCAACGAGTACGGCGCGGGCGCCCCCTACTCCATCGTCCGGGTCGACGACACGTTCCTCTGGCTCGACCAGAGGCGTCGCTTCGTGCTCTCCGATGGCCGGCAGACGGCCCCTATCTCCGACCCCATCCAGCGCACCCTGGACGCCATGACGACGGTGTCCGACTGCTTCGGATACCGGGTCAAGGTGGGCCCGTGCGACCTCGTCTTCTGGACCTTCCCAACGGACACCCGGACCTTCGTTTACCAGAAGGGCTTCGGCTGGGCGCAGTGGGCGCAGTACGAGTCGAACTGGACCCCCTTCCCCGTAACGGCCAAGACGGACCTGAAGACCGAGGGAGGCGTCCTCGTGGGCACGAGCGACGGGCGCCTGGCGAAGCTCACGTTCGGGGCGACGGACTTCGGCACCCCCATCCGGGCCTACATCGAGACCGGGCACTTGAACCGCGGCACGGACTCTCTGAAGACTTGCCGGGCCGTCCGCGTCACTCTTCGGCGCGGGGTGACGGCGGAAGCCAACGGGGAGCCTCGAGCGCTCATCTCGTGGCGGGACGACCTCGGAGCATGGGGGGAACCCCTCGAACTCGGGTTCGGCAGTCCCGCTGACCAGGAAGCCGTGGTAACGTTCTACGGCCTCGGGTCGTACCGACGGCGCCAGTGGCGCTTCGAGTTCGACGGCGCGGCGGACCTCATCCTCGCATCGGTGACTGAAGAATTCACTGTGAACGGAGCGTAAAATGGGAGCAGCGCGCGACGTAGGAAACGCATTCGGACTCAACAAGTCCGACGAGCAAAACGCCCAGGTCCAAGCATTCAAGGATGCGGCGGCGCAGCTCCAGGGCGCTCAGATCCCAACGGCCGCATCCTATCAGAATCTCCTTCGGCAGATTCACGGGAACTACCGTTCGAGCCAGGGGATGCTGAACGCAATGATGGGCGGACAACAGCTATACCGGGGCACCCCCGCTCCGCCTTGGCACGGGGCTCCTGGGCCCCAGATGGGGCCGCCGCCTGGGCCACTCCCGCTCCCGGGGCAGTACCCGAGCACCACGACCCCGGTGCACGACATCAATAGCCAGCCCGGGGTTTTCCCGACGCGACCCGGAGCCTGGTTCGCGCCCCCGAATCAAGCCAACCCGATGATGAGCGGCGGCTACGGCGGCTACCCGCGGCCAGGCGGAGCCAACGGGACCACGCTCGGCCCGAGGCAGTAACATGGGCGACTGGTGGAACCCATTCGACGACGAGAAGGGGCACGGCTTCAACGGAGGCTGGGGGACCGGCGCGCTAGCTGGCGCTGGGACCGGGCTCCTACTCGGCGGCCCCATCGGGGCAGCCATCGGCGGCGTAGCCGGCGGCGTCTATGGGGCTGCAACCGGAGACTTCGCATCGCCCGATGCACCAAGCAGCAGTGCCCCTACGAACGCGGCAAAGGATGCATCTACCCCGTACTACGATCCCCAAGGGGTCCCGACGGGAGAGATAGGGTATGCGGCAGGCGACCTCGACATGTCCGCCCCCGGGGCGGCGGAGACGAACTACGGCGACGGGAGCAAGTTCGGCCAGGGCGGCTATGGCGACGCCATGATGAACGACCCCGGATTCATGGGCGCACTCGGGCAGAGTCCATCGTCGGACTACTGGAACGGTGTCGCCGGGAAATACCAGAGCGGCGGACCGGGAGTATCAAACCGCGCCGAAGAGGCGTATCAGCAGTTCCAGGGGACGCAGCCTGCGAACATGTCTCCGTACTACGACCGACAGGTCCAGACGGGGACGAACGATATCAACCGCCAGCTGGCCTCTCGGGGCATGTACGGCTCGACCGTGGGCATGAACCAGCTCGGCAACAGTATCGGCGGCATCCGCGCGCAGCAAGCGAAGGACGAAGCGGGCTATCAGCTTCAGCGAGGCCAGCTGGCGGGGACCCTCGGAGCAGGGGCAGACCTCTCGTCTCGAGGGCAGGCGCAGAGTCAGCTCGATTGGACGAAGGGGCTCGGTGACTTGGCGCATACAGCGGACGCAGACCAACTCGCCCGACAGGCGCAGATTGCGGATATCGGCAAGAACGCAGACACCTATCACACAAACATGCTCGGCCTCGGCAACGACGCTGCCAAGAATGCGGAGCAGCTGCGCCATGACCGCATCTTCGGAACGGAGGACAGGCTGTTCAACGAAGACACGGCGAACGCAGCGGCGGATACCTCGGTGGGGACCGCCGCCATCGACGCTTACCAGCAAATACTGGCACAAATCATTGCCGCTCAGACCGGCGGAGCCACTGCAGACGCGAACAACAAGGCGTCCAACGACTCCACGCTCGGGGACTGGATAAAGACAGGGGTCAGTGCCTATGCCGCCTCGCGTGGTGGAGGGCGCACGGGATGAGCTTCCACCCCATCGACTTCTCGAGCTTCATCTCCCCGGCGCACGTCTTTCAGTCGAACGCCGACATAGGCGGAGCAGTCGCAAACGCGCGGCGAGCTACTGAAACCGAGCGCCACAACCTCGAGGAGGAAGGGCGTCTTAAGGACGAGTTCAAGCGGACTGCCGACCAGGCGGATACCGAGCACCAAGACCTCATCAAGAAGCAACAGCAGGACTTCCAGCAGACCCTCGACCAGCACAAGCAGGAGGGCCTGAAGTTCGCCCTGGCCGCCGTCGCCGCAGACCCGACGAAGGGCGAGATCTACTTCCCCTACCTCGAGAGCCTCGGGGTCAGCGCTGTCCCGAAGGAGGACGGGACCGTCGAGTTCATCGGCAAGGACGGGCAGCCGGTAGCCGCTCCGCCTCCAGCTGCACCGCAGGGCCCCGCCATGGCGTCGACCGACATGGACGGCAACCCGGTAGGCCCCCAGGCGCCTCCATTCGCCATCAAGAGCTCGCAGATGCCGATGGTGACCCCTCAGCCCATGCCGGGGCAGCCAGCCTCCGCGGTCATCGCTCAGACGCCTGTCGCCGCGGACATCGACCCATCGAAGTACACGGGCGAACCCGGCGAGCAGATGGCAACGATGAAGGGACCGCAGGTCGCTCCGCCGAAGGGTGCCCTCGCGGGAGCACTCCAGCAATACGCAGGCGCCCCGGATGCCGAAGAGGCGACCTCGGACGCCCGCATCAACGCAGCCCTCTCAGGTGGCGGCGAACTGGCGGACCAGGGTGAGCCCCCGGCGGAAGTCGCCCCGAAGGTTCAGCAAGCCACCGCGACGGCAGAGGCCACCGCGCAAGCCGCCGTCCAGCAACGCCAGCACATGGAGTCGCGACCAGGGCGGAGCTTCGGGTCCATCGACATTGGGGCGATGAAGGCGGCCGACCTCCAGGGCGCTCGAGACGTCATCGGGGGCTTCGCGAAGGCTCTCCACCCCGATGCCGACAAGGCATGGATCGACGGCGTGGCGAACACGGCGGTGACCGAGCACGGCATCAACACGCCTGAGAAGGCGATGGCTTTCCTCCAGGACCCCGCGAAGCAGATGCTCATCTCTTGGGGCAACCAGCGCGCCGGTGCGAATCGCCCCGTCAAGGGCCCAGCGACCACTGGTCGCGGAGAGGTCCTCGACTACGAGGTGGGTCGCAAGTCCGTCGGCAGCGCCATTGACTCGCCAGAGATGAAGAAGGTGCAGCTCGCGGCGATGAACAACCAGAAACTCATTCAGCTAGCCGAGAAGGGCAAGCAGAGCACGGTGGCTGACTCGATGCTCCAGCGCGCCTTCGCGCTGACCATGAACTCCGGCTCTTTGAGCGACAAGGACGCGGGAGCTCCGGAGCGCCTCCAGAACTGGAAGCAACAGGCGGATACCTTCATCGCTCACCACTTCGAGGGGCATCTGTCCGAGCAAGAGCGCGCGGAGATGTGGGACGTGATCCAGAAGGGCCAGGAGAACTCCATGGGAGCCCTTCAGAACGCCTACGAGTCGGAGATTCAGGGTCTCGAGATGGCGAGTCCCGACAGTGCCGATCAGGAGTACCAGCGCGGCGTCGTGCGCGGCATGGCGGAGCGCTATGGGCGCTACCCGTTCTTCGATGCGAACCGAGTGCGTAGCCTCGCGGGTGCGGGCGGCCTTGGCCCTGCGCCGAAACCGAAGGCCACTCTCGAAGACCTGCAAAAGCTGGATAGCGGAGGCCCCTGATGGCTCTCTCCATCGAACAGCTCCAGAAAATCAAGTTGAAGTACGACCTCGACCCGGAGGCGAAAGCCTGGGTGGAGTCTCGTCTCAAGGAGAAGCTGCGTGCGGGGAATCCCGCGACGGACCCCGAGAACGTTGCGGCCCTCGCGGCGAGCACTGCACGGGACTCCCTTCGCCGCCCCTGGGAGCGCCCAGTGACCGGTGGTCCCGATGAGAGCTCGCGCGAGATGACTCACGCTGAGGCGATAGCGGATACCTATCGCAGGGACGCGCGAGAGATAGCCCCTCGTCTCGGCGCGATGGCCTCCGGAACGGAGCCTGTCATCACCGGAGGGCTTGCGCGCTCCTATCTGGAGAAGGGCGTCAGCCCCGAGCAGCGAGCTACCCCGATGTTCCAGGGGACCATGGGCAACTACGGTGGCGATGTCGCTCTCGAGCGGCAACTCCCCGGCCAAGGCCCCAGCCTCGGCAAGGTCGTTGCGGAGAACGAAGCCGCGCACCCTGGCTACGCCATCGGCAGCGCAGCCCTCGCCGCTCGCCCGTGGAGTCTCGCCGCGCTGATGAACCACGGGGTGGAGACCGCTATGGGGACCGCGAAAGCCGGGTCCACCCTCGGCCGGGCAGCGCTCAAGGCCCTCCCCGTTGGAGCGGCGGCAGCTGGGCAAAAGCTGACGGAGAACGCGGTTCGCGGAGAGACCTCCGGAGAAAAGCTCGTCCTCGAGCCAGCGGAGGCTGGGGCTGTCGGGATAGGGCTCGGGGCCATCCCCGGCGCTGCAAATGCTCTCACGGGGCACGTCAGCGAGATGCCCGCGGTCAAGGCTCTCTTGGCGGGAGGCGGCAAGCTCGGCAACAGCGTCAAGGACTATGCTGGGGACCGCCTCAGCGCGTTCGCTCGATTTCTCGGAGCGGGCCCGGAAACCATCTCGAAGATGGGGCTTACCCCGGTGGAAGACGGCCTGCAGGCAGTTGGCCCGGTGAGAGTCCCTCAGCGCGCGGCGGAGTCGTTCCGTGGGGAGCCCCGCCCAGACCCCAATCGTCCGGCAATGCACCAGGCTCCCCTGACCCAGGCACTGACAGACCGCATGGACATGGCGGCCCCGCGTTCGCTGGGTCATCAATACCCTCCGGAGCCCGAATGGCACCCCGGGATGGAGCCTCCGCCAGTTCCAGAGGGCGAGCCGCGGGAGCGCGTAACCACGCCGCCGCACCCGATGGAAGTAAAGGACGTCGCCGATTACGAGCGCGATGTCCAAGACGCGGAGTCGCGCGTCCCCGCTGGGATAAAGCCAATGGGGGCCGGAGAATACTCCGCTGGCACCAAGAGACTCCGGCAAGGCTTTACCAAGCCGGTGATGACTCATGCCGGGGAGAAGCCGGGGCCCCAGCGGTTTACGCCGGAGCCTATTGGGTACGAGCCCGAGCCGGTGATGCGGGACCCGCTGGACGCTGCTGCGCGCTCTGCGACGAACATGCTCACACCCATGGCGGAGAACCGCGGCAAGGTCATCGGAGAGGGGCTCGAGCAGTTCCGGGGCAAGCTAGGGAATACGCCGGAAGGCAAGACCCCCGTGGCGCCTACAGCGCTCGGTGAAGCCCTCATGGACTTGGTCCAGAAGGGGACGGGGCCGGACAAGATTCGCCCCTTGGTAACGGGAGAACTCCCTGCAGCCCTTCCGGGTGCGGAGCGCGCTCGAGGGCAGTACGTGTCTTGGCTGAACCAAATCTACGAGGTAGCTCGACCCACAGTGGGGCAGCGCTCCGGCCGCGAGGGAATGATGCTTGTCCCCGTGGCTAAAGCCCGTCAGCTGGGATTTGAAATTCCCGATGGGATGAGCACGAAGAAAGTCGCCATCATCCCCCGGCCGACTGATGCCGGGCAGATTTTCGGTATCGAGAAAGCGATCGACAAGGCGGCGAAGGCTGCCGATTCGGGCATTACTCCGGAGGACCTTGGGTATCTCCAGCGTTCTATCCGAGAAGTAAAAGGGACGCTGCCTTGGCCCAAGAAGGGCTTCGGGGAGATCCCTTCGACCGAAGTCGAGGTCCGAGAAGAAACGCCGTCCGGGGCGCGCCATGCGATGAACAAGACCGTCTCCGGCGTGTCAGCTGTCGACTCTAACTTTCACCGGATGATGGGCGAGCACGAAGCGGACATGTCCCGCATCGGCGAGACCGCAAAGGCCCCGAAGCCCGGAGAGGTCCGCAAGGACATGGCCGACTCGATGCGCCAGTACGGCGCCCCGGGGACCGACGAGGCAAGCCGAGCTCGCGAGAACATCGCGAACAAGGACCCCGAAGCGCTCGCCCGCCTGAAGAACATCGAGACGGTCCGGGGGGCTCAAGAGCTCAACCAGAGGGGTTTGCCCTTCACCTTGGAGGGGCAGGCGAAGCTCGGGATGACCCATCTCTACCCCTGGGCGACGATGGCGCGCGACTACGGCCCCGGGGTGGCGCTCGGGGTAGCGCAGAGCCCTCATAGGCCGAACGCGCTTCAAGTCCTCACCAAAGAGCAACGGAACGCTGTCCTTCGGCAGCTTCATCTGGGAAGGTAGTCAAATGGCAGCTGATGCAGACATGGCGCGAGCCGCAAACCGGTCGGGCCCCATCAACGGAGCGGCGCAGCTCACCACGATGGGCACGCATGCGAATACCCGGCAGATAGCCGTCATCACGACGACCGCAGCGTCACAGCCCATCGACTTGCTGGACTACTTCGGGACTCGGTACAAGAACCAGTTCCTTCGGATCATCTGCGACCAAATCGTCTACTACTTCTACTCCATCGCCAGCACGGACACGGTGGACGACGCAGCGACCAGCACCACCAATGCGGACGGGTCGAAGAACGCCGATACGACCCCATCGCGACAGTGCGATATGCTCCCGGCGAATACGGAGCGCGAAGAGAAGCCCTCTGCCCGCTACCTGATCATCAAGGCGGCGGTGGGCAAAATCCGACTCTCGCTCACGAGCCCGCCCATTGAGCCGCCGGCAGGGTACACGGGAACCTGATGTTTCGTCGACCTGGCGGGCGGATGGGGCGCCGCCACCACGGCGGCGGGGGGAATGGCCCCGTTACGCCTACTGCGGCGGCCACCTCTACCGCATCGGCTAGCGTCGGCCCGTTTACATCGTCGTCGAACAAGTTCACCGTCACAAATTCGGGGCCAGACCTCGTCATCGGTACGACCATCGTCGTCGCGTTCGAGTGCTACCCGGAGATCGAGCAAGCGACGGCGCCATACAACACCGTCGCTCAGACCATCCTCTCGAATTGCACGAACACGACGGGGTGGGACTTCGAATACCGGTTCGACGGGGCGATGACTCTGCTCCCCGTCGGCGGAAGCCCCGGGGCCTTTTCTACAGCGGTTTCACCTGGGGTGACCGTCGTAGCCTGGACCGTGACCGCTAGCGGGTCCATTCGATACTCGGTCAACGGGGTTACGGCGGCCGAGCTCATTGCTACCGGGTTCACCTATTCGAACGCGGGAGCGACCGCGCAATACATTGTCGGCGGCATCAACACGGCGCGCGTGGCCGGAGGCCAGCCGATGGTCGACGGGCGCGTGCTCTACGTCGCACACAAGACAGGCACCGCGGAGAGCGACGCGAACCTCGTGGCTATCACGGGGCAGGTCAATGCGACGGAGCGGTACCTTCCTCATGCTCTGGTGTCGGCAGGACTCGGGACCCTCCAGAGCCTCTGGCAGGCGGCCCCCGACTGGAACGGCATTGCGGGCACGACGACGGCCGGGGCCGGCGCGGCGCCTACGACTTGGACTGTCTCGGGCACGATCGCCAAGAACACGATCGAAGCCGAATACATCTACAACGTCCAGACCTCGTGGTTTTACGACAACGCCCTCAGTATCACGCGGACGTATCAGGGCGGCTCCGGGACGTACACACTGCGGAACCCCTTCGCCCGCATCTCGTTCACCACCTCGGGGACTCCGTCGAGAATGGGGATGCACGTCGCGGCGGATACGCTGGCTGGAGCCGCGGGGCTCGTCTGCACGGGGCTACTCACCAATGGCGTCCCGCAAGGGGCCGGGACGTGGATCAACGAGGCCGGGCTCCTGCGCGCCGCGGACTGGCTTCCTGGCAGGTTCACCGCCGGAACATCGTTCACAATGATCGACGGCATCCAGTCGCTTCTCGCCGCAAACGGGACACGTCGCGGGACGTGCATCCAGGCGATTCGCGTGCCGACCTCTACGCCCATCACTCTCATCGGCATCAACCCCGCCGCGCCGACGCAGCGGACTATCATCGTAGCGGACTCGATCATAGGGGCAGGCCAGGCGGCCATCGCTCCGACGACGGCAAGCGCGGCGATGCTCATTCGCGCGAACATCGGAGGGGTAACGGTCGACGGCTTCGGCTACGGAGCATGGAAAGACATCGCTGCCGACACTCCCACTATCGTCGCGACGCTCATTCGTCTCGCGACGATGCGCGACGGCACGAGCAGCAACCGGACCGTCGTGGCCCTCGGAACGAATGACTACGGCTTGAACGAATGGGCCGCCGCGACATTCCAAACGCAGGTCGCCGCCTTTTGCGACGCCTTCCATATCGCGTTCCCCGCCGATTCGCTCATCCTGGTCACGCCACTCACTCGCACCACGGAGACGGCAAACGGCTCAGGGAGCACGTGCGGTGACTACCGAACGGCGCTCACGACCGTGCAATCCACCCGGAGCTCGTATTGCTCCATCGTGGCTGGCCCGTCGCTCATGACCTCGACGTACCTCTCCGTGGACGGTTTGCACCCCTCGCAGCGAGGGCACGCATTCCTCGAGTACAACCTCGCCCCATCGCTCGGGTATACTTCGAAGCCCGCATGGTCGAACTCGGGCAAGACCATCGACGAGACCTGTCTGACGCATGCATGGCTCGCTGACGCGGCGTACACGGGCGGAGGGGGCACCGTCGCTGCGTGGACGTCGCAACTCGGCGGCGTGGACCTGGCGGGCGTCGCGAGCCCAACATGGGGAGCCACTTGGGGCACAGGGAACAAAGGGTGCGTCACACTCAACGGGACGACGCAGTATTTCACAGCGAACGCAGCGGCGGCCGGGGCGAGCGGACTCTCAAAGCCCTGGTACCAGCTGCATATTCTGAAGCACGCATCTATCGGCACGAAGCAGGTCTCCTCGCTCTGCCATTCCACCACAGCGAGTCAGGGCTTCCACAACTGCTCAACCGTGGTGACGGCTAACAATCTCGTATGCACACGGATCGGAGACAGCGGCTCAAGCGTGACCCCGTCGGCAACCGTTCAGGCCATCGGCACCGGGGTCGCGAACATCATCGAATGGATCTACACGGGCTCGACCATCACCATTCGACTGAACACTGTGGTGACCAGTTGCAACGCAGCTGCGCAAACGACGGTCACCGCAACGCTTGACCGGTATGCCGTCGGCTGTTTCCTTGGCGGCGGCACCGCGGCGAATTTCACTGCGGCGACGTGGCGCGCGGTCCTCGTGAACTTCGGGACGCTGTCTCAGCCACCCGTCATAGCCCGTGAGCTCTTCTACGGTTGGCTGCTAGCCGATGCTGCCTGAAAGCCCCCAATGAAAGAACTCTGGCTCTGGCTGCGTGACGCCTATCGGGACTACAAGCGAAGCCCTGGACTGTAACTGGAGAATGCGATGGACATCTGGAAAATGACGGACGTTCCGGTGACGATTAACCAGACGGTGAACGCCGGGGTGACCATTCGGGTCCAGGCGGTCATCGACGGGTTCACGACCTCGCAGCACGCCACGTGCACGGTGGTCGATGGCGCTGCCGGGACCCTGTCGAGCTCGCTCATCGTGGGGCAGTGCATCTCCGCGAGCAACGGACCCTACGTCGTCATCACCAATCCGACGGCGGCGCCGATAGTCATCGCGAACACGACCTACACGTTCCGGTTCATGATCGTATGACCCCCGCCGTCCGCACCCCGCTCTCCCTCGCGGAAGCCTCCGTGGCCTGCCTCCAGGCGCACGAGAAGGTCTTTGGGAAGCCCCCCGGCGAACGCCTGCTCTGCATGCTCGTCGCTCAGTCTGCCCTCGAAACGGGTCGCTGGAAGTCGATGTGGTGCTGGAACGCCGGGAATCTCCGAGGCCACGGGAACGCGGGGACCACCAGCATCGAGGGAGCCTCCGAGGTGGTCGACGGCCACGAGTACTGGTTTCGCCATGGCGCCTGGATGGACCGAGCCGGGAGCCCCGCCCCGGCGGATGTCGCGGCGCGTCTAGGGGACAACGGCTTCGCCGCCTACCAGAGCCCCGTAGATGGCTTTGAAGCCTTCGTCCGGTTCCTGGGCACCGCGAGCCACCCCCCGAGCCCGAACCGCTACCAGGCGGCCTGGGAGGCGGCAGAGCGGGGTGACGTGGGGGGCTACTGCCAGGGCCTCAGGAAGAACTCCTACTTCACCGCCGACCTCGGCCTTTACACCAAGGGCGTGAAAGACCAGTTCGACTGGGTCCAGAGCGGCCTGTTCGGGGAGTCCGATGGAATACGATGAACGCGACACCGAACCAGCCCCCTGGGACCCGAAGCTGGCCTACGAGGAACTCTCGGCGAAGCTCGGGGAGATGGTGGCCGCCCTGAACGAGAACTCGGCCCTCATCCGGGCGGGCTACAAGGACATCGGCGATCTGAAGGCATTCCAGGACAACGCGGAGCGTCGCATCGGGAAACTCGAGGACGACCTTCGGGATTTGAAGAAGACCTTACGTCCGGGACCGGTGAACGGCGCTACTCTGGACGGGTGACTGACTTCGCCGTCCCGGTTCAATACGTCGTAGGGCTGGGCGTCCTCGTCGTGGGGACCGCCGGCAGCATCATCAAGTGGGCCATGTCCGAGAGGGCCGACTACCGGGGGAGGTGGGAGCGTCAGATTACGCGCACCGCTCAGGCAGCGGCCATCCCGCGGGCTCCGTCGGAGCCTCCGCCAGCGTCTCTCCCTCCACCGGAAGGGGACTGGGAGGAGGTGTCATCGGTCCGCACCGAGCGAGAGCTGATGGAGCAGGCGGCGATGGACAAGCTCCGAGGGGACCTCCAGCGGTACTCACGGGAGATTGCCGAGCTCGCCGAACGGACTCCGGCGGAGACGCCCCACCGGAAGAAGATGCGATCGAGGCCGGGATAGCGGTCCAAGCTCGGATCCATTGCGACAGCTTCCGGCGCTCCTCGCGGTAGCGCTCAGAAGACATCGTCCCACGGCTTATATTGCAGCATCGCTTCCTCCTGCCATTGTCGGCGGTCCGTCTTCTTCGCCCACCGGAAGACTCCCTTCCCATCATGGAGATGGCCGTGGTGTTTCCGGCAGAGAGGGATGGTCTCCTCGTCGTCGACCTTCTGCGACATGCCTCGCCCGAAGGTGACGTGGTGCGGGTCAACGCGCCCATCACATTGCAGTAGCGCGTTGCGAGTCAGCTTCGTATCGAACCAAGAGGCCCGCAGTTCGGCTACACGTAGCAGGACATGACAGGGCTGCATTCGGATCATCTCCAGATGCGCCCTGTTCGGAACTCTGCGCCGCTTCATCGCGTCGTCTCCCTGTACAGGATGTCATGGAGGCGAGCGGGGTCCTGTACCTTCCATCCGTTCCCTTGGATATAGTCCATTGCTCCTTTGGCTGCCTCGAAGGTGAGCGACTTGTCGGTGATGCCGTACTTCGACAGCGCTCGCAATTGCTTGAAGCTGGCGAGCCCTTGTTCGATGCGACGTCCCCTCTCGTCGAGAAGCTTCGAGGCGGAGCTCCGGCTGACGGTGGAGAGGTCCCCTTCCTTGAGGCCCATCTTGAGCAGGGCGGCGCGCTGCCCCTCGGTGGCGGGGCGGTAGCCGAAGCGGAGGCTGACGGTGTCCTCCCCGTCCGGGATGTCGAGAAGCTGGAAGGGGTCCACGGTGGAGATGGTCGCCTTCACCTGGGATTGCGCCTTCATCGCCACCCGTCGGAGTTCGTCGCGGGCCGCCTGGAGGTTCTGTAAGACGTCGCCTCCAGCCTTCGCCTTCTTCTTGGCGAGCGCCACCTCCTCCTCGGTGAAAGAGCCGCCCAGGAGGTCCTCGGGGGAGCAGAGGGTATGCCTTCCGACGTTGCCCACGAAGTCGAGGAGCACCGTGTTCGGCTTCGCGCTGGAGGCGATGAGCGCCCGGCGCTTCTGAGAGCCTTCCCTGCCGGGGACGCTATCAACCTTGGCGAGACACCGAGTCCCCCTCCCGGACATCTGAGCGTGGCGGCTACGGGACTTCGTGGGGCACCCGTGAACGACCATGTCGCTGGATGGGTCGTCGAAACCTTCGATCGCAATACCCACGTTGCAGAAGTACTGGTAGCGCCCTTCCTTGAAGTCGCGCACCGCCTCGCGTCGCTCGTCCTCTGGTGTCTTGCCGGAGACGAACACGGCAGAGCCTGGGCGGAGGGCGTTGAAGCGCTGCGCAGCGAACTCGGCCGACTTCACGCCGGGGAAGAAGCATGGGCCTCTCCGGTCGGGATAGTGCTCGAGAGTCTGCTTCACGATGCCCTCCACGCCCTTCAGCATCGCCTCGTCGAGTTGTCCCGCCACGAGGTCCCCGTTGCTCGTGTCGACGCCGGAGATGTCCACCTCGGCGATGTCGCAGTGCCGCCCGATGATGGGGACGAGGTAGCCCGCTTCGATGCCCTCGCGGATATCCATGCAGTACGCGACGTCCTCGAAGATTTGTCCGAGGGCCTTCTCGTCGCTCCTATCCGGGGTGGCGGTGACCCCGAGATGCTTCGCGCTCGAGTAGAAGTCGTAGACCTTCCGGTAGCTTACGCTCGTTCCGTGATGCGCCTCATCCGTGATGATGAGCGAGAAGCGATCTTTGCCGAGGCGATCCATTCGTGCCTTGCTCTTCACCGTCATCACGCTGGCCATGACGATGCGCGCTCGACTCGAGGCCCTCTGGTCCGCCTGCTCTATCTCGACCTGCTCGCCGGTAATCTGCTCGAGGGTGGCGGCATTCTGTCGGATGAGCTCGTCGCGATGGGCGAGCACCAAGACGTCGCCCTCCCAGTCCCCCGCGATGGCAGCAAGCAGCCGACTCTTCCCGAGCCCCGTAGCCTTCACCACGAGACACGACTGGTGCTCGCTGAGTGAACGGAAGACGGCGTCCTTTGCTTCCTCCTGGTACCACCTCAGCCCGTAGTCCCGAGCCTTCACCCCTGGGGCGAGAGGCTGCTCTCGGATGGGCTTTGGAGGGAGAGGGGTGAACAGGGAGGCTTGAGCCCATTCGATGGGCTCGTCGTCGAGGGAGAGGTCCATTATTGGCACCACCGAGCGAACGCCTCTACCCCATCAATCTGCTCGAGCAGCATCCGGCAGTCACGGAGCAGTTGATGTCGCCCCAAGAAACTATCGACCACATCCGCCAGCTCGACACCGTTGCGGCGGTACCGGTAGCGCTCACTGCGCGGATTCCCGAGCACTGGCCCGTCATATATGAACTGGTCCGCTAGCAACCGCGCTTGCTGCCACTTGCTGATGAGACCCTGAGTCATCGCATCTCCGGAGGCGTCCGCCCGTGCCAGCCGTAGTACAGCTCCGGCGCGTAGGACTTGAAGGCGGCATCGCCATTGAGGCAGCGGAGCCCATAGACGAAGGACCCGAGCTGGGAGAGGAAGCCGGTCAGGGGAGTGACGCCACCGCGGCCGGCGTGCTCGTCGTGCATGGCCTGTAGCCCAAGGATGGTATCGCTCCACCGAACGGCAGCCGCAACGATGCGAGCGGCGCGTTTGACCTCTTCGAGCTTCGGGTCCTCATCCAAGTCGTCGAGGTTCATGGTGTCTCCCCCTCAGCAATTCGCGCCGCCGCGCTCTCGCGACATGTCACCGGCACGCGCTCGCAGTTGAGTCGACATAGCGGTTCATGCCGGAGGTACTCCGGGCATGCTCCACAGACCCCGTTGCATCGAGGTTGAGCGACATTGATGACGCGATACTCGTCAGTCGTCGCGCTTGCGGTGCCGACGTCGCTCTCCGCGGACTCCTGGATATCGATGTGGTTTGCGCAGCCGCACTCGAGACACCACACGGCTTCATCCTGGAAGACGAGCCCATCCGCATCGGCAGGGAATTCAATCTCGGCGCCGCAATGGCATTCTTCGCTGAACCAGTCGGCGGTCATGTGAGCCCCCACGGGTCTTCCGCATCGACGACCACTCCGCCCAGCTCCTCGTCGGACGAGGCGTCGCTCGCCCCCAGCGGAGACAGAGCCACGCCTCTCAGCTCCGGCGGGATGGCCTTGACCGCGTTCGCCGGCAGGATGCCCGTCGCGAAGCAAGCCCCGCAGTTCGGTTGCTTCTCGGGATCCATCTTGCAGTACGCGCAGACGCACTCCGGCCTCGCGTTGCGGACGAACGAGCACGCTTCCTCGACAGCCGCCCGGAGTCGCTGAAGCTTCCCCTCCGGCACGAAGCCCTTGGCGTCCTTCAGTCGCCCCAAGGCATAGGAGAGCTTGTGCCCCGCGTCGTCGAAGTTGACTTGTACCTTTCGGAGTTCCTTCACCTGGGCCTCAGGGAGCGTGAGCCCCCACGTCTCGATGTCGGGGAGGGTCGACTCGCTCTTCGGCTTCGGCTTCCGTCGTAGGCTCGCCCTGACGGCCCCGGGGGACATCTTCATGTCCTTGGCCACTTGCGCCAGGACGATGCCCTCGGGGCGCTTGGGGAAGCCATGGCGGGCCTCTACTATCTCGAGCTCGCCCTTCTCCACCATGTCGAAGAGCGTCTGCCCTGACTGCACGTCGTCACCCGTGATGGTCGGGGTGCCGTTGGCGATGTCCGAATACATCGCGTGGAGTTCCTTGATGAGGCGGGCTCGCTCCTCGGGGTCGTGACGGCGTTCGAGGTTCGGCACCCGCATGATGATGTCCCGCTCCCACTTCTCGACCTCGACCATATGGGTGGACATCTCGTGCTCGTCGAGGATGAAATGGGCCGCGGTGCGCGTCAGGCCGTCGAGAATCTCCAGGTCCGTCGACATGAGCGGGGGATAGAGGCACCCGTGCTGCCGGATGCTCTCCGCCATGCTGAGGGACGACTCTTCTTTCAGGCGCTTCTTGAAGTCGCCCGGGAGGATGAGGTTCTTCAGCTTCACCTTGCGGATGCCGATGTGTTTCATCGCGACGCCTCCCTTCTCCACGCTGCGACGATGCGCTCGTTCGGTTCCCCGAATATCGAGGTAGCGACAGTCTCCACCGCAATGCCGACGAGGTCCCAGCCATCGCGCATGTCAGGCGGGGCCAGCTGCCCAATCTTCAGGTGCCTGGTCGTGAAAAACTCGTAGGTCATTCGTTCACCCAGCGCATTGTCGAGAACGGCTTCCCCTGCTTCGTGAATGCCTTGAGAGCATCCTCTCCGTAGTGTTCCTTCAGAGCCTTCTGGTCGAGCGACTCTCGCCCCTTCGTCATGGTCGAGCGCCACACCTTCCCATTACCGTCTGGGATGCCGCCCATCTTGATAGCCGCATCCTTGAGGAACTCGTCCACGGCCTCGAGAGTCCCTGCCGCTCGGTCCCTCGCCACCTTCAGAGCCAGGAGACGCTCCGGAGTGATGAGACGCTCGTCAGTCAACGGAGCGAGCGAGCTCGAGGCCACCTCGGGGGGCATGAGGTAAGCGGGGCACCGGAAGCGACTCCAGCACCGTCGGCAGTGCGCCCCGGTAACGTGAGGGCCGCCCCGGTTCGCCATGGCGAAGGCGATGTCGCGCCAGATGTCCGCCGCCTCGAAGCCGTCCACCTCGATGAGTTCCCCCCACGACCACACCCCTTCCGTCGCAGCCCAGATGCCGCAAAGGAAGTGAGTGCAGTTGTTCTTCAGTGCCCACGCGAAGCCGTAGGCCTGAACCTGAAGGGATTTGGGCCCGTCCTCGTCGGTGAACTCCGACCACTTGATGTCCCCGACAATGGCGATACGGAAGCCGTTGACCTCCACGACCCACGCAAGGTCGAGGTGACCGACCGATACGACGTCGCCCTGCTTGAGCGTGACCTCCTGCTCCTTCGATGCGTCTTCATAGTGGAGGTCAACCTCCACGCCGGGGGCAACCTTGTAGCGAACCGGGGCGGGGCGATGCGCCGCCTCTACCTCGGCTCGCTCCTCGGGCGTGAGTCGCGCCATGTGGTCGCCCTTGACGCCGGCTGCGTTGGCGTGGAAGGCGGTTCCCCGGAGAGCAGCGCGCCCGCTCTCATCGACGGCGGCACCGAGCAGTGGGGCCTGCCCGCAGTAGCGGGCGAGGGGCAGGCTGGACAAACGATTCCCCTCAATCACGTCGGCACCTTCACGAGTTCACCGGTGATAGGGTTAAAAACGAGACGGGTGTTGGTTCGGTACAGCTCACGCAAGACGCAGGCATACGTCAGCGCCGTTCGTAGCTCCCCCGGATCCGCCACCCCGGTCACTTCCGCATTCGCTATTATGCTGCGGAATACATCCACCAGCGTGCGGAACACGTCGTCATTGCGATAGCGCTCATCGAGCGGGAAGGCGCTCACGGGTGCCCCCCAATAGCCTCGAGCGCATCCCCTCGAAGTCCCGCATCCCTCAGCGTGGCAATGAGTAAGTCCGCATCGGCTACCGTGAGGTCAGCTGGCATCCTGCCGGTGACATGCTTCGCGAAGGCGCCCTGCATCCCCGCGTTGCGCTCCCCCGGTCCAAAGCCGTGCGCTTTCAGGAGCTCCTTGGTCCGCTTGGTCTGGTCGTCGGTAGCCTTGGCCTCGGGGTGAGGCCTCATGTCATCCTCCGGGGCCGCCTCAGCCGGCCGCTCAGAGGCTTTCGGGGTCTCCTTGGCCTTCGGGGCGGGGGGGGGCTCGCGGCGCTTCTCCGGGGGAGCCTGGCGCCCTACCGCGGCGTTCCCATCGTCATCGTCCGCCACGATGCCGACCATGCAGTACAGGTACCGCCGGCCGTAGGTCATGGCCGACCCGATGGCCTGGGCATGAGCATCCTTCGTCGGGATGGTAATGCTCCCCTCGAAGTACTCCCCGGACTCGTGGAGTAGGAGGGCGGTAATGGTCACCACGACCCCTTCGGAGGCCGGCTCGACCATCGGGAACATGGGGAACGAGAGCCCGTTATCGGTCAAGGGGCCCACCGCTGCCCCATGGCACGAGGCGAGGTCGGCATACTTGCTCTTGAAGTGGGGATTCGTGGAATCCTTCGCCGCTGCCCCCATGGCGCCCATGGCCTTGGCCAGTGCCGGGGCAAGGTGAACGAGGGACTCGCTTCGCTTGTAAGCGACGGGAGCAAGAATGGGAGGCGGGAGCATCGTGTCGGAATGATCGGTCATAGGGTGGTCACCGGGTGCCCCTCGCTGCGATTGCCGATATGGTTTGGCGGGCCGTTCCAGAGGTAGCCCTTGAAGAAGTACTGCCCGCGCCACTTACCGGTGAATCGGTTCGGGCGGGCCGCCTTCTCGTTGCTTTCGAGGTTTCGGATGTCGGATCGGGTGAGGTTCATCGTGTTCTCCTGGGTGTTCGGTCACGTATCACATTGCATAACAATCCGTCAAGGTTCCTTGCATCGCATTGCTATGCTAAGGTCGGACCATGACGAAGGACGTAGTTCTCCAGCCGGTACGCATCGAACAAGCTCGGGCGGACCGGTATCAGCGAGCGCTCAAGGAGCGTCGCCGGAGGGCTCCGGACATGTCGGAAGCGGACTGGATTCGGGAGGCGTGCGACATGCTGGCGGAGAGGGACCTTCGGAATCTTCGAGAGCAGCGATAGCCGCGTCGACAGCTAGGCGAACCTGGATCATGGGCTCGCGGAGGGCAAACTTGGGGCATCCCGAATCCAGGCTATCGATAGCGTCGTCGATGGCACGGAGAGCGGTGTGCAAGTGGTCTTCAAGGGTCATAGGTCGCAGCCTCCGCAATGACTCGCGAGAGAGCTTCCCCCGCCATGGCCGGCCCCATGTCGAGCAGCCGCAAGAGGGCCTCTAACAAGTCGGGCGAGACGCCGTGGAGCTCGATAGAGGCGTGAGGGTTCGTCGGGTCGCTGTAGAGGGTGACGACCCCCGTCCAGCGCGGCTCGCGGCCCCTCGGGTCGACTAGGTGCAGCTCGCCCTGGCGGAAGTGCCCGATAGCTTCGAGGGTACCGCCCGCGGCGCGGATGGTGTTCTCGGTGAATTCTTTCGTGTTCATGGCGACTCCTGACGATAATCGTCCGGAAGCTCTCCTGCTCGCCAGGCTGCGCGAAGGTCACAGTATGACGCGGAGTCTTGCCGTCCAGCGCAACGGAGCCATTCGGCAAAGGTATAGCCGCATGATGTCGGCTCTTGGGTATCGTCGTCTTTCGGATTCATCGCGCGCACTCCTTCGGCCAGTAGCCGGCCGCAAAACAAGGGTAGGTGTCGGCCTTGACCGCAACGGCCATGGCATCGAGACAAGCGTCCGTGTCCACCTTGACGACCTCAGTCTCGAACAGGCGAACCGACTCGCGACAGTCGCCCGTATCGATGCCCCCCGATGAGACAGGGGCATAGGGCGAGCCGCAGAGCTCATGGCGAACGCAGATGGCGTCTACGTAGCGGTCAAGCGGGGTTTCCTGATGCGATGTGGGGCTAACAGCGACGCCACCACACGAGGCGAGCAGCAGGGCAACGAATGAAGCTTTCATAGGAGCGCCGTCTCCTCGGTCCCGCGACTGCCGGGGCCCTTCGTTCGCAAGATCACAATCAGGCCCGAGCTGTGAGAGTCAGGCACTGCGTGGAAGGGCTCGCAGAGTTTCAGGATGCCCTTCGTCACCGCGTCGCGACTACGCCCCGTTCGACCCGTGGGGTCAGGCTCGTTACAGAGCCGCTCTGAGAGGGCCTTGAAGCGCCGCCCGAGCCGACAGAGCTCCGCGGCTATCTTGGCCGCACCGAAGGGAGTGACGGAGCCGTTGCGGGTATCCCGCCGGGCAAGCCAGAGCTCTACGGCGAGACAGGTTTCGTTGGCGGGCTGTTTCATGGGGTCACCTTGTCAAGCAATGAGGTCAGTGTGGCGCAGCATTCGGCGAAGGAAGCGTCGCGGGACAATCCGAGCAGGATGGCGAGCGAGCGCAACTGATGAGGCCGCAGGCTCTCGTCGGCTCTCGCGTTCCAAGCGTCGAGCCCATTCGCAAGGTCGTGCCCTTTGCGCCCATCGAGACGAGACGCGAGCGGTCCGGCTGCTCCGCAGTCGATGCAATGCACCGGAGACAGCGTTCCGCGTTCGGCGGCATAGAGATTCTCGAGATTGTGCGCCCCGCAGAACGGACAGGGCAGCAACGCTTTCACGACTCCCCCCGTAGCGCGTTGATACGCTCCCAAGCGTCCTCGCGATTGCTGTAGGGCTCCTCCCGACGGTCACCGTCCCGGGAGATGCTTACGAGGTAAACGCCCCCCTTGCGGGTGAGGGTGAGGCGTAGTCCGTCACGTCCTGCGAATCGATGCGCGTTCACGGGCGCCTCCGAACCTGGTACTCACCGGAGTCGTCTTGCGCCCAGCTGGCAGCCTCATCGATGGCGTCCGCCACCTCAGCCGGGGGAGCCCACTCCGGGCAGTCCTCGCCGCGATTGTGCGTCGTGTAGTAGCCGCCGAACCCGACCGCGCTCGACGCCATCTCGTCGTAGGCTTTCGAGGAGTCATAGCCGACTCCCGCGCCATGGCCGATAGCCGGCGCTTTCAAGTCACGGAAGCGCCAGCACTTGCCCCCCGCTGAGATGGTCCCCCGGTAGTCACCTTCGTCATGGTACGCGATGCGGATTACAGCATCCCCGATGTAACGCTTAGCCATTGTCGTCTCCTCGTGTAGGGCCCTAATCGGCCCGGCTGGCGCTCATTCCGAAGGGAGCGAGCGTCAACCGGGCGGGTTAGCTGGCCTCGCCCCTCGTCCAGTGCATGAACAATTCAACGGTTCGCCTGTCGCGCTTGTCGGCCCGGTAGAGTCCGCGATCGAGCCATAGGTCGACCCAATCTCGCAAAACAGCATGGGGGCCAGTGCCGGCGTAGTACCCTTCGAGGTGCCCGTTTGGGGCGTTCCGGGTGCCGCGCTTGAGAGCATCGCGGATAGCCTGCATTACGTAGGCTTTCCCCTCGCTTGTGAGCTCGAAGTCATCACCGAGCGGCCGATGGCAATAGGCGCAATGCGGTGGGGAATCCGTTTCGCCCCCAATGGCCATCTCGTCGTCGGACATGTCGACGGCGCAGTCCTCGCAGATCAGTTCCCCCTCGCCTACGTAGCAGGTCACGGAAGCACCTTGCCCGCTTCGCACGCTGCCATCCACTTGGGGTCATTCAGTGCGTCGTAAGAGTCCGTGGCCGGAGCAAGCTTCGCGCACTGCGCTTCGGTCCGGGTCTTGGGCGCTTCGTACTCGGCCGAGTCGCTGACAATGACGAGGTGAGGCGCGTTGCCGTTCGCATGCGTCCGGTCGAGTAGCTTGGCCGTTGCGAGGGCTTTCGGCGCAGTGGTTTCAATCTCCCACACGTGGACCTTGCCGGCCTCGACCGTGCACACGAGGTAGTCAAGGTGGGCTTTCGGCGCCTTCGGTGCGGCAATGGCCGACGAGGCGAGCAGGGCGGAAAGGATGATGGTTCGAATGGTCATAGGTCCTCCAAGGGCTCGTTTGCCCGGCAGACGCACCGTCCGTAGAGGGAGCGTCTACCCGGCAAGCGAGTCACCTGCCAGCCAGCGCCATGGCCGTGCCGAGGCAGTCAACGAAGAGGGAGACGCACATGGCCCGCTCCCGCTTGTTACGGGCCGGCGCATTGAGGGAGCGCAGGGCGGAGAGGAGGAGCTCGAGGCAACCGTTCGTGTCGATGGCGTTCATCATGTCGTCTACGCTCATGACTCGTTCCTCCTCGATATCCGCGTCCGCCTCGCAATATCCGCACAGTCCGTCGTGCATCCCATCGTTGGACGAGATGGTCACCCCGTGCCGCAAGCAACGCCTCGGGTCGCCCCATTGCGCGTTGTACTCGTCCAGCAACTCAGCCTCTGCTTCGTAGTTCGTCATGGGAGCTCCAGCTTACTCCCCGGACACTCACTGTCCACCTGCATCGGTGCAGTTCGGGACTGCAGGAATGCAGCTACTCGTCGGAGTCGCCGACCAGGAGCCAGCCCGGGTCGACCCGCAGCGCACGGGCCAGGCGGACCACGGTCGAAGCATGAGGCCCCCGCGCCCCACAACCCGCCCCCTCTATCCAGCGAACCTCAGTCGACCCTAGCCCGGCCATTGAGGAGAGCCTACAGCGAGAGAGACCCCGAGACTCCCTTGCTGCTCGGAGGCGTAGGGCAAAGGCAGCGGCGTAGCCCTGATGCACCGCTCTACCGTAGCAGGTCGGGAATGACAGTGGGCGCTGTCAGCTTTAGCATACGGCTCCGTATGCCGAATCCCGGGGTGCCCCTCTCGACCGACTAGCCGGCGTCACTGTCCACTGCGCCACTTGGAGGTGTCGTCCCCACTCTCCGGCCCTGCTCTTCTAGCATGAATCCCGGGGGTTGCCTCTGCTCTGCGGCTGCGCTGGTCTGCTCCCATCCGTTCAGCGCTGCCCTTGCGTACAGGCTCCGGCCCGCCGGCCGTACACGAGTCCGGCTCGCTGGCCGCACGCGCACGCTGCTGCGGCAGGCCCCTGGTACCCCCTGGGGGGAGGGGTGGGGTGAGAGGGGGGGACCCCTCAACCGCGCAAATTTTCGAATCCGGGTCTATGCAGTATCAGTCCTGCGCTGTATAGTTCCTGCATGAAGGCAGGCGACGTTGTGAGGCTGAAAAGCAATGGGCACCGGATGGTCGTGGAGGCTACGGCCCTTGGCGGGCTCTGGTGTTGCTGGCATGACCAGACCGGGGTTCCGCAGCGTAGGGATTACCCTGAGGTAGTCCTGGAGCTTGCGGAGCCGTACAAGCCGACGCCGTCTCAGGCTTCCCGGGCTCGGGAGCTCCTGAGGGAGTGCGCCGTGGTGTTGAAGGAGGGGGCGACCGTGGAGGCGGCGAATCAGTTGCTCCACCGGGTGGATTCGTTCTTGGCGGGGCCGGCGGCGAGGGCGAACTGATGGGGTTCTCGGCGATAGCGGACCGGGTGCGGGAGATTCGCGAGGGGAAGGGGCTGTCCCAGCGGAAGCTGTCTGACCTGCTCAAGAAGGGGCCTACCTACGTCCAGCAGTTGGAGGGGCGGGGGCACCCGATGGGGTCGGAGGTGGCGGTGAGGATGGCGAAGGTTTTGGGGGTCAGGCTGGAGTGGCTGCTGACTGGCGAAGGAGAACCCTGATGAAAGTAGGCGATGTTGTTCGTTTTAGGTCTGGTGGGCCGCTGATGACTGTTTCCGCGGCGAGGGAGACGGGGCGAGTCGACCTGGTGTGGTTCGGGGCGGACGGGGTAAGCCGCTCTGGGCACGACCTGCCGGGGGGGGCTCTCGAGGTAGCTGATGCTCCTACGTTGGAGTGGAGGGAGCGGGCGACTATTTGCTCTCGGTTCCTTCGGGATTTGAAGGCGGCGGTGAACCGGGACGAGAAGCCGGCTTTCCTCATGAACTACCTCATCCGGGCGACCGCCTATGTCGACGGGTGGACGCTGACTGGGGAAGGAGAACCCTGATGGCGCATCTGAACCTACATGAGCTGGACCCGGGGCTACGGCCTGCGTTGGAAGCCTTTCGAAACAGGCTCGAGGCGCTGCCGGCGGACGTGCGGGCGGGGGCATTCCTCCATGCGGTGCTCATGCTGTCCTACTCGGTGGACGGGCGGCTGGGGAAGCCGTTGCTTGAGGCTATTCGGTCGGTGCTGACTGGGGAGGGGGAGCCGTGATGAAGCTGTCGGAAGAGTTGGAGCTGGTTCGTCAGGCTGAGGCCGAGTTGCGCCGGGTGGAGGCGCTGCCCCATGGGGAGAAGTTCCGGCACAAGGATGAGCGCTTCGAGCTGAACGAGGAGTTTGACCTTCATGAGATGGCCTGGGACCTCCATCCGAGACTCGCGGAGCGCCTGGCCAGGGCGGAGGAGCTACTGCGCCGGTCTTGGGAGCACATCGAGGATGACGCTTTCCGGGGTGAGCTTGACGCCTTCCTGGAGGAGTCATGACCAGCGATGAGGCGACCGATAGATTCTCGGAAGCGGTTCGGGCTCTCGAGGAGGTGCTCTTGGCCATCGAGTCGAGAGACGAGCGTCAGCTTGCTTTCTCGTCTGCCCTGATTCGGCTTTGCGGCACGGTGGACCCTGGCATGCAGGAAAAGTTGCAGTGGATGCTGATAAGGGCTCTCAACGGGGCGGGTGAATTGTCATGACCTGGACGCTGAAAAGCGGGCTGGAGATGGACGACGTAGAGCCGGAGCTGATTGCGCCAAGGCCGCGTGGTGGGCTTCGGTTCATGCCCTACGGTTTTTGCGATGCGCTCACACCGAAGACGCCGTTCACACCCGAGGAGCGTCGCGAGATCGCCGATGCTGCCATTGCGGGGTGGAACCGCTGGGCAGAAACGGGGACACCATGAGTCGCGACGACGAACCGACGTTCGAGTTCCACCCCGACCCCTTCCAAGCCCTTCGCCTCGTAAGCCTTCATGCGTATCTGGCGACGGAGACGGAGCGAGCCCTGAACGAGTTCGCTTTCGCGATGTGCCTGCTCAGCGACGCGACGCTGCTGAAGCTGCCGATGAACTGGACCCACATCGTTCGCGGTCTTCGTTACTGCGAGCGCGGAGAGGTCATAAAGCTGTGAGCGACTTCATCGTGCGCCTCAGGCGCTTGCGCAAAGAGAAGGGGCTCTCCCAGCGAAATCTCGCCTGCTTGGCGGGGATGTCGGAGCGCTACATCGCCAACCTGGAGCGGGGGGACTTCGCCCTCGGTAGGCTGGGGGCCATCAAGCTCGCGGAGGCCCTGGGGGTCAGCGAGAGTGAGTTGCGGGGGGCGAAGTGAGCGAGCTGGTGAATCTTGAACTCCCGCGTCCGCGGTGTGCCTTATGCAACAAGCCCGTCGATTCGTTCGTGCGGACCTACGACTCGATGACCTGTCGGGTGAAGTTCTACGTGGCGTGTCATGGTGCCACCGAGGAGACCTACCTGAACGACAAGGAACTGGAGGAGATGCCGACAGGGGCGCTTCGGTTCGGGGAAGCCTTCAAGCAAAAGCTGCTCGAGCCATGAGACCCATCGCTCATGACCTTCGGCGCGCGGGCGTGAAGCCCGCCTCCATTCGTAGACTCTGCCGATGGCTAGGGCTCACCGTCACCCATCTGAACGACCAGGACGCACTCCGATGGCTAGAGATACACCTGCAGAGCTGACCCGCTCCCAGGCTCGCATGCTCGGAGCTGTCGAACGCTTGTTCGCCAAGAAGGGGTGGGCGCCTACCTGGCGCGAGATTGCCGCCGAACTCGGTATCGTTTCGACTAACGCCGTCAGCGAAACCCTTCGTCGACTGAAGGCTCGGGGACGCGTCCACTGGGATGAATGCACCGGGCAGCTGGGAACTCGCGGTCGAGCTCTCGTCCTTCTAAAGCCTCTGACTCCAGAGGAGTGCCGGACGCACAACGTCAAAGGCGCCACCACGACGCCGGGGGAATTCTTCGCGCCGTCGAAGTGCTACCGATGTGGGGCCGTGTCGTTCCGCAGCATGCCGTGTTTCGAGTGTGCACATTTCCTCGAATGACGCGCCGGCTTGTGATACATTGCTATGCATGCGTGAAGTTCCTCGGAAGGTCTGCGCAGGGTGTGGCAAGCGGAAGGCGTACCGGTTCTTCGGGAGCAAGTCAGGGGGGCACGAGAGGCGGTGCATCGTCTGCGTGCGGGACGGCACACCGGTAGACCGTTCCCTCGATGGCGAGCAGAACCCGCCGCGACAGATGTGCGGGACCTGCTTCGGGATGGAGCATCGGCGCGAGGACAAGCGGGGGCGCCCGTGTCGTTGCCCCGAATGCAAGGGGAGCCCCGGGCCTGACCTGGCGACGTATCAGCGACCCGACGCCTGGCTTCAGAACGATAGGCGCGTGATGCCGTGAGCGACTGGAGCGTCGCTTTCCTCGTTGTCGCGGTCATCATCCTGGCCGTCGGCAACTACATCTCGTTCCTAAATCATGAGCGGCGACTGGCAGCTCTGGAGAAGCGCCCGTGAGCGACGGGGCAGCGAAGGGGGCCCTCTGGGTGCTGTTCAAGATTCACGGCTGGCTGACGGGGTATCGCTATGTGTGAAGTCGACGAAGCGGTGGCCTCTGCTGAAAAGCTGTCCTTCGAGGCGCACACGGCGGAGCGGCTCATCATCGTCCATCTCGTTGAGGGGAAGTCCCTCCCGAGTGAAGTGCGGCTCGAGGTGAAGCACTTCTCCGACCCCTTCCTCCACATTTGCTTCGATGCCCTCTGCGTCACCGAGAACGCCGACCTCGCCATTACGCCGAACAGGGTCGCCATGGCCCTGCAAGCCCTCGGCAATGGCGACTGGAAGATCCAAGCCCTCCGCCTTCGGGAGATGATGGACGTCACCCCGGTTCGGGTGCGCATCGACAACGAGGTGGCTGTGGTGCGGAGGGAGCACGCCCGTCGCCAGTTGATGGCCTGGACCAATAGCTTTGCCAAGAAGGTCATGAGCGGGGAGCTGATGCCGGGAGACGCCATGCGCGAGCTCCGGCGCGTCGCCTTCCTCAAAGACTCTGCGGCATCCCGCCGCGAGACCCGTCGCCATCCGGCCAAACTCTGAAAGGGGCGCTCCAAAGGAAACACCCGGATGGCGATAGGTTGACTTGCTTGCTATACATTGCTATACAGAGCCCATGCCCCGAGTAGCAGCGACCGTTAGCGTGGCGGCCGTTCTGGATGCGCTCGACACTCTCCACGGCGAATTTCTCCAGCGCGCGAACGACCCGGGCCTGTCAGAACGCATCCGGTTCGGGTGGGACTGCCGCTCCGCCGGACTGACGGAGGCGCAGGAAGTCGTCCGTTCCGTCGCCTCCCGCCCAGCTCGTGCACCCAAGAAGCCCGCGGCGAAGCGGGGGAGGGGGAAGCAGTGAACGACGCGCTCCACGACTGGGAAAACCTCGTCCGCTTCGTCAACAACGGGCCGCCGCTCTTCGGCACCGTTGGCATCCGTGACCCCGAGTACCCCTGCGAAGAGTTCGACGGGAAGCACTACGACGGTCG